GCCGGGCACTGCTAGAGGGGAGAAATTCGTCCGTGAAATGATTAGAGGTAGTACGGGCACCCTCTACAAATGGGCTATTAATGAACAAGCCCTGCAAGGCTGGGAAGAGGGCATTGCTGGGTTATCCAGACCTTTCCCAATACCTAGGAAATTAGCAGTGGTTGAGGGTGACCCCGGGTGCAGGAAGAGTTCAGCTGTCCAGAAGGTCTTTAAGCAGATTAAGTTTAAGAAAAACTTCAATTATCAAGTCTCTTTGCAGACGGGAGTTTTATGCCAAGACTGGAAAGACAAGCTGAATGTGCAAGAAAAGTTGTCCAATGGCAAGGGTCTGCCAGATGGATATTGCACTACTTTTGAGAAGGCCCTTGCCAAAGGATTTCCCTGTAAGGTTTTCGTAACGGATGAAGACAAGTTACCGCCTGGGTACATGGAATTGAAAGCTTATTTGTCACCCAACACCTCACATTTCTTGAGGTTGGGTGATCGATTCCAAGCTCGGTGGCACGAACCCAATGGGGATTGCTTACTTAATGGAGACATGTCTGAGGGTGAATTTTTCTCTGAATGGGCAGAATTTTATATTCAGGGAACTTGGCGTTTTGGAGGTCATTGGGCAAATTTCTTCCAAATGCCAACTTTTGCTCGTACTGAGACACAGGTCTTCATCACCGATATGATACCGACCAGTGGGTCACAACTTCACAACTTTTTAAATTTCAAGTCTTTGGACATGTGCCAGGCTTTACATGAAGTTGCCATGACTCTTTATCCTTCAGATGCTCAGGTCAGAGCGGCTACTGCATTGACAAGTGGAGATGTAGTCTCACATTCAGGTAGCCAAGGTCGAGGTGAGGATCTGGTGTATGTAGTTCTTGATGAAACAGCATTGAAAGCTGAAGATCTTCGGACTTTATATGCGTGCCTAACAAGAGTCAAGAAGTACATGATCATCGGTCTTACTTATGGCCGGACGTCTGAAAATATTGCGCGCGAGGGAAGTCATCCCCTCTTCTCTCGACTACGACAATTAATGGGGAACACAGCCAAGTTTAGTCAAATCCGGGTTAGTCCAAGAGACAGTATTGACATTAAGTCATGCATGGGTGGTTTTGGCAAGCCTATTAAGCAGGTGTTAGCTGGGCCACACGATGAAGTGCGTAATCGCAGTTTTTTGGACGCCGTAGGATACGAATGGCCAACTGAGTGTTTGGATCCTGATGGGACGAACGTGGTTGGTAGATCTGACTACTATCGATTGCCTGATAGGGAAGACCCTGGCTATCAGGACAACGCTCAAACTAGGGTCTATTTGGATCAATGTGCCGAAAGACGTTTGACTGAAGCACAACCTTTTGATTCACCACTACCAGGTACTAAAGTTGCTACTCATTTGCCCATTGCCAGTAGGAGGCAATGGGTCGAAAGCCAGGTGGCACAATGTGGGGATCGCTTGGATCAAGAATTGATCTACAAGAGTGAATTCTCTGACCAGTTCCCTGATCGCTGGATGTTCCGGCACGACGCTCAGGACCTACGAAAGAAACTTGTAGGTAATGTCAAGTTGAGAAAGGATAAGCGGGCCCTTTCTGATAAATTGAAGCAAATTTCTGCAGATAACCCGCTTCTGTACAAGCCAATGATGTCTCTTTGTGGTCAAGATCAAAAACCTGCTGACCATGTGTCTTTTATGAGGGGTGTTAAAGAACGCCTGAAAAGGTCCACGTTTAGACACAATGAGCTTATTTACAAGAACGGTACAGCAGTGTATGGGGTTGCACTCTTTCAGGCCGTAATGAAAGCCTTCAAGCTTAAGGATTCCTATGCGTGGGATCACATTCGTTTTGAAGGTTACGTAGCTGAATTTGCTGAACGTAGGTCGAAAAGATCTGCCGCTTTGAAGACTATGTCTTTGCCTCGTTCAGAACCGGAATTTCGTCAATTCATCACGGCTAAGAGACAGATGAAGGTAAAACCAGAAATTCCGACTTCAGGAAAACCCCTGCAAACATTGATGATCCATTGTGACTATTATTTGTACGCTTTGGGGCCCATCAATATGTACATGACTGATTTTTT